ATGCGCTCACCAATTTGTCATCTTTCCTCAGCAATTAATTCATCACCATTTAAGATTGCACCAGAGAAAGAGCAAGATCTTAAAACGATAGTTGACGACAAAAAAATTATAATTTCAGTTGTGAGTGAACCTGGTTTTAATATCCGAGTCAGGAAGAATGAGAGTAATAATTCACATGAAATAGTTCTAACAGTAGCTTCACTTGAATATATTTGGGCATTTTCCAATTTCTTTTGGGTTTTTACACAAGAGTACTCCAAATCTCAGAAAAATAATGATGAACACTTTGATTTAACAGGAAAAAAGAGGCTTAAAGAGTCTGATGAACTTCTTAAATGGGCAAGGAAAAACTTGCAAACAACAGGTTGCGAATCATGGCCTAAAAAATGTCCCAAGCCAGAAGCATATTTACAAGGAAGCGAAGACTCACAAGTTGCTAGCGAGATATTTCTTTGTGCTATTGCTTGGATTCTTCATCATGAAATAAGTCATGTTGTTTTACAGCATCCATTGGTCACTACAGCATTCTCCACTCAAGAGGAGCGTGAAGCAGATTCACATGCTACAAAATGGATATTAGGCAACCTGTATGAATCCGCTCCTGAATTAAAGAAACGTGCACTTGGCATTGCTACGGCAGTGCTTTGTATACAAAGCTTAGAAGTTGAAAATTACTTCTGTTTACAAAATACACACCCAGCTGCATATGAGCGTATATATTCGAATATTTCATGCTACCCTGTCGGAAATGAAGAGTTGATTGAAGCTCTATGTACAGTGATGCTTCAATATCTTTTCCATGGCAAAAATATCAATGTGAATCTAGATGGGGAGTCCTTTTCATCGATTTTAGGTGATCTTCTCTGTGATATTTCACGTCTTACCAGTAACTGATATGGCTGTCCGCCGCTCGCTTAAAGTGGACTTTTTAGTTTTTATCATGTGCGGTGAGAAATTCAATGTGGCGTTGAGATGCTTAAAGGTTCACAACGCTACTTTGCTCCATCCTTTACCTCGATCATCATGATAACGATCGGTTTGTTGTTGTGTTTTATGACCAAGTAGTTTTTGTGTGTCTAACCCCTGTTCTTTATACAGACGTTCAGATAAAGACCTTTGCTCATGGAATGTCGCAGGTGAACCCTCTCCCCAGTCAATTCTTGCTAAATCTCTCGCTTTACTAAAATTCATCGTCAATGTATTGGCTTTAACCTGCGCTCCGCGCTCTGCTTGTGAAGTTGAACGAAAAAAATGCACTAAGTATGCACTGACTGCATAGTCACGGCAGCGGGCTACTACATCGCGTAAACTCCAGTTAATCGCATTGAGGCGAAGAGAAAGAGGAATTGCGATTTTGCTCCCGGTCTTTTCCTGAATGACATGAAGATGATCATCCCAAATATCGCTAAATTTCATACGCGAAATATCACCTAACCGCTGACCAGTAACCAGCGCTAACAGCATGGCATTTCCCATGTAACGATGAGTAGCGTCTGCGATATCGAAGATTTTTTTCCATTCTTCAAGGCTCAGCCGTTGTCGGGTAATTTTTCTTCTTGGTTGTTTAGTGGCTAATGCTGGGTTATAGCCAGGAGGTACTTCTCCGTAGTGCTGCGCCTCTTTGAAAACATCAATCAGGACGGAGCGAACTACTTGTGCCATTCTTGGCCGCCCAGCGGCGATATACTCATCAAGCAATTGTGCTATATCTCTGACATCAACGGCTGAGATCAACTTCATTCCTGCTCGTTCTCTGAGCAAGGATACTGGTTTAGCTTTTTGTTTATAGGTGTTGAGTCTTATATCACCACTTTTAAGCCTGTCATCCTGGATCGCTTGATAGCGATCTAACCAGGTTGACGTTGTGATAGCCTTTCCTTTGCTGGTTGCGATCCTGTCACTGATAGCCAGAATCTGCCGGGTTCTTTGTTCAGCCAGGCGAGTGTTGGCCTCAGTGGCAATAGCGATAGCTTCAGCTTCGTTTGTTCCCAAAGCATGGAATTTTCCTGTCACTGGATGCTTATACCGCCAATAGACTTTATTTACCTTCCTACTATAAAGCGGATATAAGTTAGGGACTGAAACATTATTCTTACGCGGTCTGGCTGCCATTACTCAAAATCCGTTGCAAAAGTAATGAGTCATTTTTCTTGATTACAGGTGTTACCAACTCCCCAACTAACTCGGCGTCCTCACGCACTCGCCATAACCGGCCTTGTTTCATGGCCGGTGGACAAAATAAATTCTGCTTAGCATAACGACGCAACGTGGAAACGCTTGGAGGATTACTTCTGTATTTTTCAGAAGCCCATTCTTCAAGAGTTAACATTTGAAGCATATGCGATCACCTTATTACTTCAATAATTGTTCAGTCTCTGCATATCGACCCTGCAAGGTCGGTTAGTTTCTCCACAAAACAGAGAAGAACACCTGCGATGACTGCCGCCCCGGATGGATTGGGTTATGAGCCCGTCGTCCGGTGATGCTCTTCTCTGTTTTGTAAAAAGGACGGTACCAGCCGGAAGCAAGGGTACAAACTGGTACCGTCAAGACTACACACAGCATAAAGTTGTGGTGCCGGGTGCCTCCCGGTGCCTGGCGAAGGTTGCACACCAGACGGGTGGGTATCCACAGAAGGTCGACTGTCAGCCTCAACCTTAACCCGCGTGCGCTGAGCCGCATTCACCACAACGCTAAGGATTCTCTCTGGTTGAAAATACTTAGCAGTTATGTGCCTGCTTTTAGCCACATCAGGCGAGGTGGACCTGGTTATTCCCCAACAACAAGGATTCGGTTAATCTGGTTATCCCCAACAACGCAAAAGGAAAAGAAATGTCCGGTAATATCTATACGCTGTACAAATCCCACTGTGAAAATGTTGGAAAGTATCGGGGCATTGAAATCAGTGGGGTAGTGTCATCAGTCGAAATAAGCAAAGTTGAATCAAGGGCAACATTACTTACTCTTCTGGACCTTGTCTTACATGAGCACCGGAAGAAATTCGGCACTCCCTATAATCAGTTGAATGGGAAAAAAGCTCTGGTTCACCTTATTCTGATGAAGCATCACTGGATGCCAAAACAGATTAATGAGATGAAATTTGATGAACTTCTTCTTTCAATTCAGGATGAACTCATGCTTGATAAAATAAGCGTAACCGCCCAGAAATTTTTAGATTATCGAGACTGGAGATCACAAATTCATCACTTTGATGATTTTGACGAAAATGAATGGGATCCTAATTTGTCTGCACAATATCTAAAGTAACATCCTGTGATAAAACCGTGATTTCCTGATCCAGTTTTTTTAAGGAGTCTATTGTTTCCTGTCGATAAGACAGCACTTCACGAAGCTGGTTTATAGCTGCCAGCTTCTTTGCCATCCACTCGTAAATTTCCTCATTTGTGTATCCGGGCGCGACGATTTTTGGTTCTGTTTTGTGCATTTCACACCTCCTCAAGTTATCAGTTACTTGTTGATGGGGACCAGATTGTTAAAGAGCTAAGCGTCCTGTAGGGCGCTTTTTTGTTGCTAACGAATCATCCTGGACTTCATATGCCCCAGGCGGCTACTTCGTGGGCGTCCTGCCTGTTTGTTGTTTCTCTTGGGTACATTATGTATCTCAAGGGTACATTGTCAAGTATAAAAAAACCTGCCGAAGCAGGTTCATAAACATTGATTAGGCTTTGATTTTGTATCTTCTTGGTTTTCCTGAGAAAATCACAGTTCCAATTATAGAGCAATTACCGTTGATCTTAATGTAAGGCTCAGGCCAGTTTGGGTTTAACGCTTTGAGATAACGCTGTGTCCCATCTTCTATCAACCTTTTGAAGGTGGTTTCACCTGTATCGTGCATCAATGCAATAACGTCGTCACCGTGGCAGGCAGGTACTTCAGGATCGACAAAAATCATGTCTCCCGGGCGGTACTCATCAATCATTGAATCACCTATCACCCGCAAGATATAAGTCATTTCCCCACAGGGTACAGGGCAGGGATACGTTTCTGCTGTGCTCAAATCAACCTCAGAATATCCAACTTCTTTCCATGCTCCGGCCTGTACCCATGATATGACAGGGACTAATGTGATTTGTTTATTAGTGATTGAAACATCAGGTTTTTTTGTGATGTTCGTTGTCTGGTGTTCTTGATCGAGCCATCCGACAGGCAGGTCGAAACATTTTTCGATGTGTCGTGCCATGCTGTCACCGATATTTTTAGTAGCACCATCTCCCATAAACCTGCTGGTCTGGGTTGGCTCGCGATCAATCATAGTGGCAAAGGAAGAATTCCCGCCAACACCATCTCTCAGTTTTCTGGCGTTAGACCGCCGGATGTCATGGATTGTTTTCATAACGAAATTAAAACCCTTGTACCGTTAAGGTACAAGTATCTTGAAGGTTCATTTCAATCATGTAATATGTATACCGGAGGTACATATTGTATGAAAGCGTATTGGGACTCTTTAACCAAAGAACAGCAGGGCGAGTTGGCCGGAAAAGTTGGCTCAACACCTGGCTACTTACGGCTGGTTTTCAATGGCTATAAAAAAGCCAGTTTTGTGCTGGCTAAAAAACTTGAGCAATGCACGTCAGGTGCAATTACGAAATCTGACTTAAGACCGGATATCTATCCGAAAGATTAGCAGAACACTTTCAATTTTTAACCACAGAACGATGAGGCTAATCGTGGGTAAGCATCACTGGAAAATAGAAAAACAGCCTGAGTGGTACGTGAAAGCTGTCAGAAAAACTATCGCGGCGTTGCCGGGTGGTTACGCTGAAGCGGCTGACTGGCTCGATGTAACAGAAAACGCTTTATTCAACCGCCTTCGTGCAGATGGCGATCAGATTTTCCCGCTGGGATGGGCAATGGTTTTACAGCGTGCTGGTGGCACTCACTTCATTGCTGATGCTGTGGCGCAGTCTGCAAATGGCGTCTTTGTGTCTCTTCCTGACGTCGAGGATGTGGACAACGCCGATATTAACCAGCGTCTGCTGGAAGTCATTGAACAGATCGGCAGTTATTCAAAACAGATTCGTTCAGCAATCGAAGACGGTGTAGTGGAACCGCATGAGAAGACAGCAATTAACGACGAGCTGTACCTCTCAATTTCGAAGCTGCAGGAGCATGCAGCACTTGTCTACAAAATTTTTTGCATTTCAGAAAGTAATGACGCCCGCGAGTGTGCAGCTCCGGGCGTCGTGGCGTCGATTGCTTCTGGTTGTGGAGAAACTAACGCATGAACAGTTTAACAACACACTACCGTCGCTCGCAACTGATTGCGCTTCCTGTACCGGGTGGAAAAGCGAAGGTGGAGTATTGCTATGCAGTGAATGTACCAGGTGACAGGGAAATTGTAACCCACAGCTTTGCTGAGTGGGCTGTGGGTGATTTCAACCGGCAGAAGGAGACAGTCCTTTGCGACAAGTTAACCGCTGGTTCAAAGATCACTACGGAGTGCCCGTCAGAGTCATTCGTTGGGAGCCGGAAACACAACGGGTTATCTACCTCCGTGAAGGCTATGAGCATGAGTGCTTCAGCCCGCTCGAACAGTTTCGTCGTAAATTCAGGGAAATAGAGGTCGGTCATGAGCACTAAATTAACCGGCTATGTATGGGATGGTTGCGCAGCGTCAGGCATGAAATTATCCAGCGTGGCAATTATGGCCCGCCTAGCTGATTTCAGTAATGACGAAGGTGTGTGCTGGCCATCAATTGAAACCATTGCCCGTCAGATTGGCGCGGGGATGAGTACCGTCAGGACGGCTATCGCACGGCTGGAAGCAGAAGGCTGGTTAACGCGTAAGGCGCGTCGCCAGGGTAACCGCAATGCGTCGAATGTTTATCAGCTTAACGTTGCGAAGCTTCAGGCAGCGGCATTTTCTCAACTGTCAGATTCTGACCCGTCAAAATCTGACGCATCAAAATCTGACCCGTCAAAATCTGACGCATCAAAATCTGACCCGTCAAAATTTGATGCGTCGAAATCTGGCAAAAAAGCGGGTTTTCACCCGTCAGAATCTGGCGGGGATCCGTCAGTAAAATCAAAACATGATCCGTCAGATAAAAAACCTTCTCGTCCGGACGCTTCGCAACCGGACACGCAGACGGATGAACAGGATTTTTTAACTCGCCATCCTGATGCGGTTGTATTCAGCCCTAAAAAGCGCCAGTGGGGGACGCAGGATGATTTGACCTGCGCACAGTGGCTTTGGAAAAAAATCATCGCCCTGTACGAGCAGGCCGCCGAATGTGACGGCGAGGTGGTTCGTCCCAAAGAACCTAACTGGACAGCCTGGGCAAACGAAATTCGCCTGATGTGTGTGCAGGATGGTCGTACTCACAAACAAATCTGCGAGATGTACAGCCGCGTCAGCCGCGATCCGTTCTGGTGCCGTAACGTGCTCAGCCCGTCGAAGTTGCGGGAAAAATGGGATGAGCTTTCCCTGCGCTTATCGCCGTCCGTCAGCACGCACACAGAAAAACGTGAAGACCCGTACTTCAAAGCCAGTTACGACAACGTGGACTACAGCCAGATCCCGGCAGGATTTAGGGGGTGATCATGAGTCTGTTAAATGACGTTCAGAAATTCATTGAAGCCCATCCGGGGTGCACTTCCGGAGACATTGCGGATGCTTTTGCTGGTTACTCACGGCAGCGCGTTCTGCAGTCAGCAAGCAAGTTACGTCAGAGTGGGCGTGTGGCTCACCGTTGTGAAGGAGATACACGCAGACATTTCCCGCGCCTGACTGAGAGAGCGCAGGAACCGGAACCACAACCAGTTCGAGAAACCAGACCTGTGCGCAATTTCTATGTCGGCACTAACGATCCCCGGGTGATTTTGTGCCTGACCCGCCAGGCTGAAGAACTGGAGTCAAGGGGCTTATACCGTCGTGCTGCAACCGTGTGGATGGCGGCATTCCGTGAAAGCCACTCCCAGCCAGAACGAAACAATTTTCTGACGCGTCGTGAGCGGTGCTTACGGAAAAGCAGCAAGCGCGCTGCATCGGGTGAAGAGTGGTATCTGTCAGGGAATTACGTGGGGGCTTAATGAGTAATAAATATTGCCAGGCGCTGGTGGAACTGCGGAACAAACCAGCCCATGAACTGAAGGAAGTGGGCGATCAGTGGCGCACGCCGGACAACATTTTCTGGGGAATTAACACCCTGTTTGGCCCGTTTGTTCTGGATCTGTTTACTGACGGTGATAACGCCAAATGTGCCGCTTATTACACGGCGGAAGATAACGCGCTGGCGCATGACTGGTCAGAACGTCTTGCGGAGCTTAAAGGTGCTGCCTTTGGTAATCCCCCATACAGCCGCGCCAGTCAGCATGAGGGGCAATACATCACCGGCATGCGTTACATCATGAAACATGCCAGTTCCATGCGTGATAAGGGCGGGCGCTATGTTTTCCTGATCAAAGCTGCCACCAGCGAAGTGTGGTGGCCGGAAGATGCGGACCATATTGCTTTTATTCGCGGGCGTATTGGTTTTGAACTGCCTGTCTGGTTTATCCCGAAGGATGAGAAGCAGGTGCCGACAGGAGCGTTCTTCGCTGGTGCTATTGCTGTTTTCGATAAGACCTGGAAGGGAGCGGCAATCAGCTACATCGGGCGCGATGAACTTGAGGCATGTGGTGAGGCCTTTCTGGCGCAGGTTCGCCAGCAGGCAGAAAAACTGGTCAGGGAGATGGCGGCATGACGACGTTAACTCAATGCCAGCAGCAGGTGCTGGATATGCTGATTTCTTATCAGAAAGAACGTGGCTTCCCGCCAACCAATCAGGAGGTGGCAACCATGCTGGGATACCGTTCGGTGAATGCAGCGGTGGAGCATCTTCGTGCGCTGGAGAAAAAAGGCGTCATCACGATAAAGCGTGGCGTGGCCCGGGGGATAACGCTTCATACCGCGGTGAAGGACGACGACAGCGAGGCGGTCGGGATTATCCGCTCACTGCTTGCCGGTGAGGAAAACGCCAGGCTGCGTGCAGCCCACTGGTTACATGAGAGGAGCCTGAAAGTATGAAGCTTATTCTGCCTTTTCCGCCCAGCGTGAACACGTACTGGCGACACCCCAACAAAGGGGCGTTTGCTGGTAAGAGCCTGATAAGCGCGGCGGGGCGAAAATTCCAGAGCGCGGCGTGCGCAGCAATAGTTGAGCAGTTACGTCGTCTGCCAAAACCAACGTCGGCACCTGCTTCAGTGGAGATCGTGTTGTTTCCTCCGGATAACCGGATCCGCGATCTGGACAACTATAACAAGGCGCTGTTTGACGCCCTAACCCACGCGGGTGTGTGGGAAGACGACAGCCAGGTGAAAAGAATGTTGGTGGAGTGGGGACCGGTTATCCCGGAAGGGAAGGTCGAGATCACTATCAGTAAGTACGAGAAAACGGCGGGTGCAGCCGCCTGATCAAGAGGAGAAACGAAGTATGAATAATCTGATGGTCATTGATGGTATTGAAGTTCGTCGTGATGCTTATGGGCGTTACAGCCTGAACGATCTGCACAGGGCTGCCGGTTCTCTGGATAAGCATAAGCCTGCATTCTGGCTCCGCAATGAGCAAACTGAACGTTTAATAAGCGAGTTGCAGATTTGCAACTCGGTCAATATAGAGCCAGTTAACGTTATTCGCGGCGGAAATAATCAGGGGACGTATGTCTGTAAGGAACTGGTGTATGCCTATGCAATGTGGATCAGCCCGTCATTCCATCTGAAGGTGATCCGTACTTTCGACATGGTAACCAGCGCACCGGAAAAATTATCCGGACAGGCTGCTGACAAGATGCAGGCTGGAGTGATTCTGCTGGACTTTATGCGTCGGGAGTTAAACCTGTCTAACTCATCTGTGCTTGGGGCCTGTCAGAAACTCCAGGAGGCTGTTGGCTTACCGAATCTGGCACCGCGCTATGCCATTGATGCTCCTGCTGACGCGCCTGATGGCTCAAGTCGCCCGACACTGTCACTGAGTGCACTGCTGAAACAGTATGGTATCTGCCTGACGGCTAATCAGGCATATCACCAGATGGCGAAGCTGGGGATCGTTGAACAACGCGAACGATACAGCCGTACCGCGATTAACAACATCAAAAAATTCTGGTCGCTGACAGCGAAAGGCTGCATGTTCGGCAAGAACATCACCAGTCCCGCAAATCCGCGCGAGACGCAGCCGCATTTCTTCGAATCCCGATTCCCTGAGCTGTTAAAGCTGCTCGATACCGTTCATTGAGGTGACCGTGAGAGCACTACTAACCCCTGAAATTGCCCCGCGTATGGGGATCGTATTGTTCAGGCCAGGTTCAGAGCTGATGCCCCTGTTTATGCAGGGGCGTGTCCTGCTGGAGCCTGAGCCGGAGCGTTATTCATCTTTCGCCAGTGGTGCCGTTCCGGCGGCATCACAACCGCTGGCGGATGATCCTGCCGTTCGGGCCGTGTTCCGCAATGAGGCAGTGATCCGTCGTGCTGGTGGCGTGGAATGTCTTGAAAGCTGGTTACTTCGTGAAAAAGGCTGCCAGTGGCCTCATTCCGACTGGCACAGCGAGAACATGACCACAATGCGGCACGCGCCGGGCGCAATCCGTCTGTGCTGGCACTGCGATAACCAGTTGCGCGATCAGTTCACGGAACGGCTGGAATCAATGGCAACGGATAACTGTGCCAGCTGGGTGTTATCTGTTGTGCGCCGTGATCTCGGTTTTGATGATAGCCACGTTGTGACAATGCCGGAACTGTGCTGGTGGCTGGTTCGTAATGACCTGGCTGATGCCTTACCGGAAAGTGCAGCCCGTAAGGCACTGAGATTACCGAAGCCTGTTGTGCCGTCTGTCACCCGGGAGAGTGACCTTGTGCCTTCGGTTCCTGCCACCAGCATTATCCAGGATAAAGCGAAAAAGGTGCTGGCGCTGAAAGTGGATCCGGAGTCGCCGGAGTCTTTTATGTTACGCCCAAAACGTCGCCGCTGGGTTAATGAAAAGTACACGCGCTGGGTTAAGACACAGCCGTGTGCATGTTGTGGTAAGCCTGCTGATGATCCCCACCACCTGATAGGTCACGGTCAGGGTGGAATGGGTACTAAAGCGCATGACCTCTTTGTGTTGCCTTTGTGCAGAAAGCATCACGACGAGCTGCATGCGAATACCGTGGCATTTGAAGAGAAGTATGGCTCCCAGCTGGAGCTGATATTTCGTTTTATCGATCATGCGCTGGCAATAGGCGTACTGGCGTAAGTGGAGAACGAGCATGAACCTTGAAGCCTTACCAAAATATTACTCCCCAAAATCTCCAAAATTGAGTGATGACGCACCGGCGACAGGCTCTGGTGGTTTAACAATTACAGATGTGATGGCTGCGCAGGGGATGGTGCAGTCGAAAGCACCACTGGGTTTTGCCTTATTCCTGGCAAAAGTTGGTGTTCAGGATCCTCAGTTTGCGATTGAAGGTCTGCTCAATTACGCGATGGCACTGGATAACCCGACATTGAACAAATTGAGTGAAGAAACCCGGTTACAGATCATCCCTTACCTTGTGAATTTTGCCTTTGCTGATTATTCCAGGTCTGCGGCAAGTAAGGCTCGCTGTGAGCATTGTGCTGGTACTGGATTTCATAATGTATTGCGCGAAGTGGTGAAACACTCCAGAAGCGGGGAATCCATTATCAAGGAAGAGAGGGTGAAGGAACTATGTCAGCATTGTCATGGTAAGGGAGAAGTCAGCACGGCGTGCAGAGGATGTAAGGGTAAAGGTATTGTCCTGGATGAAAAAAGAACCCGGCTTCATGGCACGCCTGTTTATAAGATTTGTGGGCGTTGCAATGGAAACCGGTTTAGTCGTTTACCAACCACACTGGCGCGGCATCATGTCCAGAAGCTGGTACCAGACCTGACGGATTATCAGTGGTACAAAGGATATGCAGATGTCATTGATAAACTGGTGACAAAGTGCTGGCAGGAAGAAGCATATGCTGAGACACAATTGAGGAGAGTGACAAGATAAATGATTTTCGCCGAAGATAGCGACATGATTCTTGCATTTTTCAAAAAATATGGTTAGGATTCTCCTAACGATGGGCTTTGTGTGTCTACCGTTGATAATCTTCTTGAACCCGCCATCGAGCGGGTTTTTTTGTGCTCAAATTTCGAATAATGATTTGGTTATGCTATGTATTTATTTCCTTACTTACTGAGGGAGTGATGCAATGAGCAATACAAGATGTAGTAATGAAAGTTGCAATAAAGAGTTTATTTATTGGGAGCACAGTGGAGGCTATCCAGGAGGAAAGGATAAAGAGCCAATTATTTGCCCTTACTGTGGCCACACAAACGGTTATGAAATGACCAGTGGATTGATTTCCAGTAAAAAAATAGAAGAACAGTAGTATTCATATCTGTCTAGCCCTGGCATTTGCTGGGGCTTTTTGTTGCCTTCGCCTGATGAATTGACATTGCTTAACCCTCTGTTGTCAGCCATATGCTGGCTTTTTTATTCAAGGCTTGCGGGGAGCATCAACTCCGTGCTTTGTCGTTAAATTAACCCGTGAGCCTGCATTCTGACATTTAACGTCCCGGCCTTTTGTCGGCGGCGAAACATTGGCTATTCATATGCACGAAAAAGAGAGCCTTGCCGGAGCGTTCTGGCTCGTTTTGCTGATCATTGCAGGTTGGGGCGGTCTGGTCCGCTACCTGATAGATGTGAAGCAGAGTAAAGCAACGTGGAGTTGGATAAATGCTCTGGCTCAAATAGTGGTATCAGGATTCACCGGTGTTATTGGTGGCCTGATTAGCATCGAAAGTGGATTCAGTATTTACATGATTCTCGCGACAGCGGGGATTAGTGGTGCGATGGGTTCGGTTGCACTGACGTACTTCTGGGAACGACTGACAGGGGTGAAAAATGCAAAATCTTAATCCTCAGCGTAAAGCTTTCCTCGATATGGTGGCATGGTCAGAAGGAACGGATAACGGACGGCAGAAAACCAGAAATCATGGTTATGACGTCATTGTAGGCGGAGAGCTATTTACTGATTACTCCGATCACCCTCGCAAACTTGTCACGCTAAACCCAAAACTCAAATCAACAGCAGCCGGGCGCTACCAGCTTCTTTCCCGTTGGTGGGATTCCTATCGTAAGCAGCTTGGCCTGAAAGACTTCTCCCCCAAAAGCCAGGACGCAGTGGCATTGCAGCAGATTAAAGAGCGTGGCGCTTTACCGATGATTGATCGCGGTGATATTCGTCAGGCTATCGACCGTTGCAGCAATATCTGGGCTTCACTGCCGGGCGCTGGTTATGGTCAGTTCGAGCATAAGGCTGACAGCCTGATTGCAAAATTCAAAGAAGCGGGCGGAACGGTCAGAGAGATTGAGGTATGAGCAGAGTAACCGCGATTATCTCCGCTCTGGTTATCTGCATCATCGTCTGCCTGTCATGGGCTGTTAATCATTACCGTGATAACGCCATTACCTACAAAGCCCAGCGCGACAAAAATGCCAGAGAACTGAAGCTGGCGAACGCGGCAATTACTGACATGCAGATGCGTCAGCGTGATGTTGCTGCGCTCGATGCAAAATACACGAAGGAGTTAGCTGATGCGAAAGCTGAAAATGATGCTCTGCGTGATGATGTTGCCGCTGGTCGTCGTCGGTTGCACATCAAAGCAGTCTGTCAGTCAGTGCGTGAAGCCACCACCGCCTCCGGCGTGGATAATGCAGCCTCCCCCCGACTGGCAGACACCGCTGAACGGGATTATTTCACCCTCAGAGAGAGGCTGATCACGATGCAAAAACAACTGGAAGGAACCCAGAAGTATATTAATGAGCAGTGCAGATAGAGCTGCCCATATCGATGGGCAACTCATGCAATTATTGTGAGCAATACACACGCGCTTCCAGCGGAGTATAAATGCCTAAAGTAATAAAACCGAGCAATCCATTTACGAATGTTTGCTGGGTTTCTGTTTTAACAACATTTTCTGCACCACCACAAATTTTTGCTGCATCGACAGTTTTCTTCTGCCCAATTCCCGAAACGAAGAAATGATGGGTGATGGTTTCCTTTGGTGTTACTGCTGTCGGTTTGTTTCCAACAGTAAACGTCTGTTGAGCACATCCTGTAATAAGCATTGCCAGAGCGGCAGAAAACAACATTTTTTTCATCTTATTATCCTGCATTGTTAAAAACGGCAGAATCCTATGTGACAACAATTAAACGATAGTTAAATGGATTGATGAAAATTAAAACTATATAGGTGGATGCTCAGCCTATTGGAGGAGGGGGGGCACTCAGAATCCTGTGGAATGAAATAAACCGCTCTATCTGTCCATTACCCTTTTAGCTGCGCTGTATCGTCGCCGTATTCCCGCATTAACCATGACCGTAGCCCGATGGGGAATTCCTTCTGCGTGAGTGTGCGGGAATAATCAAAAACGATGCACACCGGGTTTTTACCGCGTTTATGGTTCGCGGGGGTGTCCCTCATGCTCGCCAGTCCTGTGCGGGGGTGGAAGAAACAGGACGTGTATTCAGGTCTGTGTGACTGTGGTCGCAAGACTTTTGTCGTTCAGCTATGAAATCCCATTACGAAGTAGACCAGAACGGCCAACGGGTCCTTTCCGGCGATCCGACAGGTTACGGGGCGGCGACCTCGCGGGTTTTCGCTATTTATGAAAATTTTCCGGTTTAAGGTGTTTCCGTTCTTCTTCGTCGTAACTTAATGTTTCTATTTAAAATACCCCCTGAAAAGAAAGGAAACGACAGGTGCTGAAAGCGAGCTTTTTGGCCTCTGTCGTTTCCTTTCTCTGTTTTTGTCCGTGGAATGAGCAATGGAAGTCAACAAAAAGCAGCTGGCTGACATTTTCGGTGCGAGTATCCGTACCATTCAGAACTGGCAGGAACAGGGAATGCCCGTTCTGCGAGGCGGTGGCAAGGGTAATGAGGTGCTTTATGACTCTGCCGCCGTTATAAAATGGTATGCCGAAAGGGATGCTGAAATTGAGAACGAAAAGCTGCGCCGGGAGGTTGAAGAACTGCGGCAGGCCAGCGAGGCAGATCTCCAGCCAGGGACTATTGAGTACGAACGCCATCGACTTACGCGTGCGCAGGCCGACGCACAGGAACTGAAGAATGCC